CCCCACCGACCGAAGGCGGGGGCGAAAGCTAATGTGCTGTGGTCTGTCCGGCAACGCGCTCGACCGCTACCGAGAGACTGCGGCGCGGTACCTGCTGCAATCCGCGCAGGTGCAACGTGCCGTCAAACCGGGGAACGGAATGGGCGGTCGTCGGCAGGAATGGGCGATTGTGGGGACATACCGGGCGCGGCTCCAGACCCGGCAGACCGAGGCAAAGGAGAGCGTACAGGCGGGTGGTGTGCAAGCCGTCGCGCCGTACGACGTTCTCCTCCCCTACACCGCCGATGTCAAACCCGCCGACCGAATCTATATCGACGGTCAGGTTTACGAGGTTGTCGGAGGCGACCCCGGCACCGGTTCCAATCTGTACCTGACCGTCAATGTGAAACGGATCGAGGCGTCCTAATGGGAAGCACGAAAATCGTCCTGATAGACCGGTCGCCGCAATACCTTCGAGCGG